CGCTCTTCCGATCTGGGCGCTGCCCTGCGGCGCGGCCGTGGCGGCGTTCGTTTCGCCGTTCAGCCAGGCGAGCGCGGCCGCGACGTCGGCGAAGCCCTTGTACCTCGCGCCGGGGTAGCCCTTGATTTGTTTCTCACATTCCTGCCAGCTCGTGAAGAGGCCGCACGCGCGGCCGCGCGCGACGGCGTAGATGGATGGTTTTGCCATGAGATCCCTCATTTCCTGCTGATGATCGGTGCTTCTATTATAGACGTTCCATGCCATCCGGGGCAATATCATGCAAAAAATTAGTAAACATATCTTTAGAAACATGGGGCGAGCCCTTATATTTCAAGGGTTTATCATTTAGTATTGCTCGTTTTGACCACGTTTTGACCACACTTTATGGCATTATCAAGAATGGCGCCTACATTCAAGGCATCCTGCTTGTAGAAATGGGAGTAGACGCGGAGCGTGATGCTGGGGTTCGCGTGGCCGACGCGGCGGCTGATGACCGGCAGGGGGACGCCGAGACTGACAAGGTATGAAACGTGAGAGTGCCGCAAGCCGTGCAGGGTAATCTCAGGCAAGCCAGCGAGCCTGGCCCACTTCTTCAGTATCTTGTATAGCGGCATGTAATTCAGCGGCCATATCTGATGATCAGGAATTTCCATGAGGCGCTTCGTGTATCTCTTGATGCGTTGCATGATAGCCCGCGGCATGGGGATGTCTCTGACGGATTGCTCGTTCTTGACTGGGCAGAGCTCCCCGGCGGCGTTGCAGGCCTTCCGCACATGGATGATATTCCGCGAGAAGTCGAGGTCTTCGCCGCCGACGCCGTAAAATTCAGCGATACGCATTCCCGAGTAGAAGAGCACGTCAAAGCAGAGGCGGGCGGCTTCGTACTGCTTGTCGTCCTTCCCGGCATCGATGAAGCGCTTGTATTCCTCAAGCTCGTAAAATCCCTTGCGCCGTACACTATGGCCGATGGTTGGCAGGTTGGCAAGGGGGCTGCGCCCGATATATCCCATACGTTCCGCCCAACGGAAAAGTGCGTGGCAGGCAGTATTTGCAAGCTGTATCGTAGCAGGGGAGAGCGCCTTGCCGCGCGTGTTTTCCTGCGCGAGCATCCATCGCTGCCAACCGCTCATAACTGTTGCCGTGACGGACTTGATTTGTACGTCGCTGAGCTTCGGGCGGATGTAGCGCCGGAACAATGCCTCGTAGTTGGCGTATGTCGATGCGCGGACGCGCGGCTTGCGATCCGCGAGGAATGCGTCGCAAAGGGCGCCGACGGTCATCTCTGGCGAGTGCACGGCGCTTGCCAGTATCTCGCGCTCATACTTCAGCGCGTCGCGCTTTGTCTTGAAGCCGCGCTTCGTCGTCTGGCGGCGCTTGCCTGTCCAGTCTGTGTAGCGGAACTTGACACACCACGCGCCGGAGTCTTGCTTGTATGCGGGCATGAGATCACATCCTTTCTACCTTTTTCGTGGAACCACGAATATGGTCAGCGTTTATCAATGTGTAAAAAATGCACATTATCCATCTGCGCGCCGCCTTCCATCATTTTGTTCCCAACTGTTCCCGTCCGTCTCCAGCTGGAAGGATTCTTCAAGCCCGAATTTCATATCATGAAGTCGTAAGGAATGAAGCACGGCGTATTACACGCCGACCGCGTGATGATGTTGTTCCTTTCATAGCCGCCCGCCAATCCGGGGCGGCTTTTTTATTTATCAATGGAAGATGAAATATATGATTACTAGAAAGATGATTGCAATAACATACTTCAGGCAACCAAACGTTCCGTCCCGCTCTTTTATTTACGATCTGTATATTTTTCGTATAGCCAGCCAATTCCACCAATGACTGCAAACGCTATTATTAACAGTACGACCTTTAAGATACTATCAATCAATCCAAAAATGCCGCCGTTGACCAATACGACAAGCGCGATAAAGAGAGCAAAAATTATTACGTATTTCACGCATTTCAAAATAAAGTTTATAACACTCATGATAAACCTCCATTTCTGATTATCTCAATATCACAACTTTAATTGCACATGCCCCATCAGGTACATTCTACTTTTATGCATCAGAATTTTCTAATAGATTGGACGACACGTCCGATGATTTGCACGGGCAAGTATTTCACTTACCGCGCTCTCTTTCACTTCCTTTGCCGTTGCTTCCTCATCAAAGGAACTTTACTCCACCTCTCTCATGAATTGCGTATAGTCTTTAATGAAAAATCAACGCATATATGCCATAGGCTATTCCCAGCAAAGTGCATAATGTTCCTACAACATTAAAAACATAACCATACCTACGGCGTAGCATACTCATATTAACGATATCGCCTCTGTCATATCCGAGAGACTGTAGCAGAAAACCAAAAATTATCATTTTGTAAGCCGTATGAAAAGGGGCAACAAGCGACAATATAATGATACCTACTAGCTTTAGTAAGTCATTGCCGTTTCTCGTTAGCAGGTTGACGATGAAACCAGATAACAACGTATAACCAATCATTCCAAGCAGTGTAATAAACATAGTATAATCCCCTCCAAATATTGTTGCCGATGTATTCCAAGAACGGCAGTACGCTCGCGTACGGCTCTATAATATCGACATCTATTCATGGCCATTTTAAAACTACAGTTTCAGACAGAGAAGCTCCTCCGGCACACCGCGCAGCCTTGCGAGCTGGTAGATGGAGCATCCTTCGTTCTCGCGGACAAAGTCATCTGGCAGCAGAAGCTCTACGGCGAAGGTGTTCGCTTCGCGCTCGATGCGGTCTGTGTTGAGCGCGAGCGTGTAGGCGCTGATCCAGCTTGTATTTGCGTCAGGCGTACATACGGCGTGGCCGAGCTCATGCGCGATGACAAAGGGGAGGAGCTGCGGCGGAGTGGTATCGGCATCGATGAGTATCGTCTTGATGCGCTTGTACTTGAGATATGTGCCATAGACTGCGCCGCCGAGATCTATATAGATGAGACGGATTCCGAGTGCGGCGGCAATGTGCTGCGGATTCGACGTGCCGTGTCTGCGGATGAGGTCGATGACCTTCTTTTTGATGCTCAATGGAATCACCTCGTTCACAGAGCACAATGTCCATCGTAAGTCTTGAATGTTTTGTCAGGATGCGCGCCCATAAAAGCCTCCATAAAAAAACGAACGCCTCTGGCAAAAATGCCAGGGGCGTCGTTGTCCAAGGTAGCGGCAAAGCCGCGCCGAGGATCAATTCTTCCTCAGTATAGCATTTTATGCCAGTATTTCCAACAATCATTTGTTTTATTCGCGTAGTTGTGTTATCGTTCGTCCTTTCGGTACTTCCTAGGCGTATATTTCTTCTTCGCCATTCGTTTCGCCTGCACCATAGCGAAGCGTAGGGCGGCTTCGAGTGCTTCGGCGTCCTCCTTCTCGCCCGGGGCGGTGTAGTTAGCCATGGCGACGGAGTGCATCATATCGGCGAGGTCGAGCTCGATTTCCCTCTCGTCTCTCGCATTGAGCTCCGGCAGGCCGTCGCTTTTCTGCGGCACGGGCGGGGCGGGGTCGTCAACGCCCATAATAACAAGGGGGGATATCTGCAATACTTTTGCCAGTTTGGCGATTCTATCGCGTCGCATGTTGTCAATGTGCCCGGATTCCCATCGCGAAACGGTTGCTTCTGATACACCGACGTAATCCGCAACATCTTTTTGCGTAAGGCTGAGGGCGGTTCTTCTATCGAAAATAATTTTGCCAACAGATTTTGTTCTGCTGTCCATAGTGAACACCTCCTGATAACCTTATTATATATAGAATGTTGCATTTTCGCAATAAATAGCGCATATTCTTCCATGTAAAACTTACAAAAAAGTATTGCGTTTATGCAATACGCATGATATAATAACTTACGTAAACGAAATATATCTACAAGAAACTTGCATTTACGCAAGGAGGTGATAACTTGTTTCAGAAGAACGAATTCAAAGCAGAAGTCATTCGCAGAGGAATGACGCTTGATAATGTAGCTGACGCACTGGGCATCAACCCTGTCTCATTGCACAGAAAGATGAATGGCGCGAGCGATTTCTATCGCGGAGAGATTGAGAAAATCATCAAAACACTGCATTTATCGGGAGAAGAAGTCCTAAGGATTTTTTTTGCAGAGTAACTTACGGAAACGTAAGGAGAAAGGACCGAGATGGCCATGAAGACAAAATGGCAGAAGGCGGAAACAGCCGCTGCCGACCGCGCCTATGCGCGGTGGGATATGTTGCGATGGGTAACATCCAGGCGCGTAAACATTCGCCGCGCATGGTTCGTCATGGGGCACAAGATTAGCGCCCCGTGCAGGAAGTATTGAGGGAGGTTAAGGAATAAAGGCGGTGATGAAGTTGATGAAGTTCTCAGAGTTCATGCGGGTAGCGCGCGGCGATATGAGCCTGTACGAGCTGGCAAGGCGAACGGGTATCACGGCGCAGCAGCTCGCGAACTACGAGCGAGGCAGGAGCAAGGCGACGGTCGACAAAGCAGCGGCGATTTGCCGGGCGCTGAACGTGACGTTCACGATCGGCGCGTGAGAGGAGGTGAGGGGAATGACGGTTTATATTACGTCGAAGCAGGTAGGCAAGGTTCTTGGCTGCAAGCAGACGAAGGCCTGCGAAGTCCTCAGGGCCTGCAACGATTACACGCGCGGCCGGGGCTACATCATCCCCGGGAGGGGGAAAGCCTACATCATGGCGTTCTGTCGTGTGACGGGACTGTCAAAGAAAGACGTGCTAGATGCATTGGGGGTACATGATGACGCTAATGGAGAGAAAGTACAAAAAAAACCTGCGTGATGATGCGAAGTTCCGCAGGCTCGCGCGGGAACGCATCGAGGAAGCGCTTTGCTTCTTCGGCCTGCTCACGTGGATGAGCATCCTGTTGTATATGATCCTCGATGCGGTGTTCGAATGAGGAGCATCGCGGCGCTCACGAGAGCGCAGAGGAATGAGGAACGGTTCCAGCGACGCGTAAGAGAGCGGAAGCAGACGCGTATCCGTCTCGCGTGTGATGGTGATCGGCCGATTGACCGCGATAAGTACGAGCTATGGGAGCTCGTCGTGTGGGGGAGGAAGATGTATGGAGAGGATTAAAAGGTACGGCCTGCCGCTTCTCACGCCGTATGGCTGGGAGGTCGTCGGACGTGCGATCGTCGGCGTCGGCCTGCTCGGCCTGGTGGTGCTCCAGCTGGGGGCGGTGAGCCCATGAGCCGCGACTACTGGCCGGAGGGGTGCAACCCGCCGGAGACGTGTTTCACGTGCCGCCATCCGGACTGCCGGAATAGCCTTTCCGGCACGAAAAAGGAGTTCGATTTCACGCGGCGTGGACTTGCGCCGGACTATGCTCCAGCGCATGGCCCAAACGCAAAACGGGACGCACGGCGGCGCTTCCGGGAAGATAACTGCCGCTGTATCTACTGCGGCAAGCCGCTTACAGCGGAGGACGGAGAGCACAAGTCTTGTGCGGCGTGCCGTGAGACGCAGCGTATGAAGTATCGCGAGTATCGCGAGCGCAAAAAAAATAAGCCGTGCACGAGGCGCGGCTGAGAGAAAATAATCTGTCATCTGCATTATAGCAGATTTTTGGAGGAAATGACAAATGGCAACTGCAAACAAAAAGAACGAAGTTATCGAGATCCCCGCAATGAATCTCAAGATGCTCACACTGAGCATCAAGGGAACTTCTCCGCTCATCGTCCACGCATGGAGCCACAAGGCGAAGCAGATGATGCTCGACAAACAGATGAAGAAGGCCACGAAGGGCAAGGATGCGCGCGATCCGTTCGAGGAGTATCTCGATGCGTTCTACTGGGGCACGGAGCGTCCCGAGGGGTTGACGCCAGAGAACTTCGACGAGCTGACGAAGGACACAAAGTTCGGATTCCCCGCTCTCGCATTCAAGGCGGCTGCGATTGACGGAGCGTATCAACAGGGAGTCATCAGCAAGAAGACGACAGCCCGCGGCGCATTCCGTGTCATCGGCGATATGGCGGTCATCGAGGGAAAGCCGCACATGCGTTCCGATATGGTGCGCATCGGTATGGGCGTAGCGGATCAGCGTTTCCGCCCTGAGTTTACGGAGTGGTCAACGACGCTCACGATCCAGTACAACGCTACGGCCATCTCGGCCTCTCAACTCGTAAACCTCTTTAATGTCGGCGGCTTCTCCGTCGGCGTCGGCGAGCATCGCCCGGCCAAGGATGGCGACAACGGGACGTTCACAGTCTGCTGACGCGGCAGGCTGGGTAAGGCGAGGCGTGGCAGGCAAGGCACGGCGCGGCAGGCAAGGCAAGGACGGGCATGGCTAGGCGAGGCAAGGCAAGGCAAGGACGGGCATGGCAGGCAAGGCAAGGCAAGGCAAGGACGGGCAAGGCAAGGCAAGGCAAGGACGGGCATGGCAGGCAAGGCGCGGATAGGCTAGGCGTGGCATGGCGCGGCGAGGCTAGGCATGGCGAGGCAAGGCAGGCGTGGTAAGCGCCAACAAAAGGAGGTTTCCAAATGCAGTATAAATTCATGACGCCTGTTGCTGGCACAACAGCGCAGGCAGCAGGCGAGGAGCTTGCACGCATCGAGGCTGAGCATGGGAGCTTGTCCCCCTCACTCGTCGTCGATGAATCGAGGGACGAAAGCGCCGTCCTTCATCCAGTCTTTGACTGGAACGACAAGACGGCGGCGGAGAAATACCGACGCGTACAGGCGGGGAATCTCATCCGCGCCGTCGTGGTACAGGTAGAGGAAGCGCCGAGTGCTGGGCTTGTCCGCGCTTTCGTAAATATCAATGCTGCGGGCTACGCGAGAGAAGGCCAGTACATCAATGTACATGACACGCTCAGCGACGAAGAGACGCGCAAGCAGATGGTCGATAACGCGCTTGCGGAGCTTGAAAGTGTCCGTCGCAAGTATAAGAATGTCACGGAACTTGACGCCATTTTCTCTGAGATCGAACGGCTCAGGAAGGAGAGTGCGTAATGAAGCGATACCGTATCAAGACTATCGTCACTGCCTACTACACGCATGACGTCGAGGCGGCGGGCATGGATGAGGCAATGCAGCTCGCAGAGGAGCGCATCCGCGAGAGCGGGTTCGCAAATCCAGATGACGTGTCTTACGACTCGCTGTGGGAGGGGGATGATGAATATGGCGAGCTTGTATGATATCGACCGTTCCATCGTGGGATGTGTCGACACGGAAACGGGTGAAATCATCGACCCGGGGAAGCTGGAATCGCTCCAGATGGAGAGGCGGGAGAAGGTGCGGAACATCGCGTGCTGGATCAAGAATCTCCGGAGCGACGCTGCCGCGTACGACGAGGAGGAGAAGTCCTTCTGCAAGCGCAAGCAGGCGGCGCTCAAGAAAGCGGCAAGCCTTGAGGCGTATCTCGCGGACGCGCTTCACGGCGAGAAGATGAAGGACAAGGAGTTCTCCATCAGCTATCGCAGAAGCGATTCCGTGGAGGTTGCGCTGGAGGCGGTTGCGAAGCTGCCGGACGAGTTCAAGGTATTCGCCCCGCCGTGGGCGAACAAGAAAGCGCTCAAGGAGGCCATCAAGAACGGCGCCGTATTCGAGGGCGTCCAGGTGGTCGAGAAGAACAACATTCAAATCAAGTAGGAGGTTTTTATCATGGAGAGCATGGATAAGGTGATCGATACGATCATGGACAAGAAGAAGGGCTACGACTACGACGGCGACGATTTCGCCGCACCGACAGAGCTCATGGTGAGCATCACGCTTCACGAGTATCGCAACCTCGTCGCGAGCAACGCGCGCATCCGCGAAGAGAACTCAAAACTTACCATTGAGAACAACAAACTCAAAAAGGAATGCGCGCAGCTCAAAGAGGATGCCGGGAACGGCGCTGCTCCCGCCGACATCAACGCCATTGTGATTTCGGTGTTGAAGGCTATGGATGAGAAGAAAGGGTGACATGCTATGGCTATGGGGATCCTCGTCATTGGCGAAAGCGGCAGCGGGAAGACGACTTCCTGCCGGACGCTCGACCCGAAGACGACATACTACATCGACGCAGACCGCAAGGGGCTGTGTTGGAAAGGCTGGAAGAAGCAGTATAACGAGGCCAACGGGAACTATCTCGCGGTGTCGAAGCCGGACGAGGTTTACGACCGCGTGAGGCTCATCAACGACAAAGACGCGCGTATCAAGACCATCGTCATTGACACGCTCAACGGCATCATGGTCGACCAGGAGTTCCGCCGGATGCACGAAAAGAACTACGACAAATGGGCAGACCTCGCCTGGTCAATCTACAAGCTCATCGGCGTCATTGGCAACATGCGGGACGATCTCAATATCGTCTGCATGGCGCACGCACAGACAGACCACGACGAGAACGGCTTCCTCTTCACGCGGATGAAGACGAGCGGGCGGAAGCTGGACAAGATCGTGCCGGAATCGAAGTTCACGACGGTGCTGCTCGCGAAGGCGAGCGACGGACGGTATGTGTTCGAGACGCACGCCAACCACTCGACGGCAAAGAGCCCGCTCGGGGCGTTCCCGGAGGTGGAGATTCCAAACGACATGAAAGCGGTCATCGATACGCTTCGGAAATACGAAGAGGATTGACATATTGTTCACGCCCGCAAGGGCAGGATTTAAGGAGGAATTCATCATGCAGAAACCGGCAAACTGGGATGCAGTAGAAGCTATTTGCGGCGGAGGAAAGCGCCTCACGCCGGGCGGTCACGTGTGCAAGATCGTGTCAGCGGCGGAGCAGACGAGCCGCACAGGGAAACAGATGCTCGTCCTCGCATTCGACATTGACGGCGGCGAGTTCGACGGCTATTTCATGAATCTCTATAACCGCAACGTCCAGGCGCAGCACAGCGATGCGAAGTGGCCGAATAGCGGGGTCTACCGCCAGCTTACGGAGGGAGAATCAACTGGGTACTTCAAAGGGATGCTGACAAACATCGAGAAGTCGAACCCCGGTTACAAGTGGGACTGGAATGAGCAGTCCCTCAAGGGCAAGCGGTTCGGCGGCGTGTTCCGCGAGGAGGAATACCAGGCGAACGACGGCAGCATCAAGACGCGCATCGCCTGCATCGCTGTCCGCGAGGTGGAAGGTATCGAGGACATCATCGCGCCTGGGACGAAGAAGCTGGCACAGAGCGGCGCGCCAGCGGGCTACATCCCCGACGAGCAGATTCCATTCTGATTGATCGCCGCCGGAAGGATTGCAAAGGAAGTAGACGGGGGATTCCTCGTCTTCGTCCCTTGCGTCAACCATCGCGAGCAAGTCCGGAACTCAGACAGCCGCGTTTATGTCGAGTTCCGTGATCCTCGCAAAATCAGCCGGGAACAGCAAAAGAAGGCCTACGCGCTCATCGGGGAGATCGCCAGGTGGTGGGGCTACATGCCGCAGGAAGCGGCGAAGGAGCTCACCAAGGTGATGTTCCTCACAGGCGGCGCACCCGTCATGCTTGCCGATACGTTCAGCCTGGCGGACTGCACGATGGAAGAGGCACGGAAATATATCACGTGGCTCATTGATTTCTGCCTCATCTACGACGTGCCGATGCAGGACAAGCCGCTTTACGAACTCGTGGAAGACATTCCGCGTTACGTTTATGCGTGCCTGCTGAATAAGCGCTGCGCCGTCTGCGGCAAGAAATCGGAGCTCCACCATGTAGACCACGTAGGCATGGGACGTGATCGGCGGGAGATGTGCCACATCGGCATGAGGTGCCTGCCGCTGTGCCGGCACCACCACAATGAGATCCACACCATCGGCGCGGAGACGTTCCTGAAGCGGTATATCCTCGAGCCGGTGGAGGTTGATAGAAGGATTGCTGAGAAATATAGATTGAAAGCGAGGTGAATGATGGTGAAGAACCTAATTAACTTGTGGAAAGCATTTATGGACGAAGTAAACAGCACTGGCGCGGAGCCCGCAGACATTTGCGTTTATCAAGCACTACTCTATTTTGATAACAATCTTATGTTCCGGGAATGGTTCGCCTGCACAAATGCTCGTCTGGAATCTTTTACAGGACTTAGCAAAAACACCATCGTCAAGGCAAAAAATCGCCTCAAGCAGCGCGGATTGATTGACTTCAAGGTGAGCGGAAAGGCATCAACGCTCTACCGTTTATGCGAACCTTATAGGTCACTCAGTACGCAAAACCCTACGCAAAACCCTACGCAAAACCCTACGCAAAACCCTACGCAAAACCCTACGCAAAACCCTACGCACATAATAAGACAAGACAAGACAAGACCAGACCTACCTGAGGAGGCCGCGCGCGTCTGCGAGGATGTGCCGGTCATCTCTCCGCAGGTGAAGCAGGCTTTCGAGCAGACGTTTCGTCCGGTATTGCCACAGGACCTCGATCGCCTCTCAGCGATGGCGAAGGACTACGGGGAGCTCGCCATGCTCTCAGCCATTCGCGCCGCGAAAGAACGCAGAGGGTTACCGCCGGTGCAAGAGCCGCTCTCATGGCTCGGCAAGGTCCTCCGAACGCGCCTCTCACAGACGCAGACGCAGGCGGAGCGCGAGGAGGAGTACCAGCCGCCGGAATGCCGCGCATCGAATCCCTTTATCGGCATGAGCCGTGAAGAGTACCTGGACAAGTGCCGCAAGTTGTACGGCAAGGAGACTTTCGAGAGGATGATGAGGGATGGGCAGATCTAGGGCGGACTACGCCGACCTCGCGAACATCGAGGCGGAGGCCTCTGTACTGGGGGCGGTCTACTGCCGCCCGGAGCTCATCTACGAAGTCGTGGATGAGCTGAAGCCGGAGGCGTTCTATCGCGAGGCCCATCGCCTGCTCTATACCGTGATGCTCAAGCTTGCACAGGATCACAAGTCTGTTGACATCGTGAGCACGACGGAGGAGCTGCGAGATGAGGGCCTGCTGAATCGTGTCGGCGGCATCCAGTTCGTCACGCACGTTGCAAATTCTGAGCCGACCTCCGCGTACTGGAAGCAGCATGCGGAGATCGTCAAGGCCTACGCCAGGCGGCGAGCCCTCTGTGACGTTGCCGACGCAATCAAGGGTGCGGCCTGCGACCTCGGTGAGGACGTCGACATGGCGGACATTCAGTCTCGTGTCGCTTCCGTCGCCATGAACGACGGCAAGCGCGACGCACAGAGGACAATGCTCGAAGAGCTCACGGACTACACCGCCTGGGAAGAAAAACAGGCGGCGAATGGCGGCTCGGGCATCCTCTCGGGGTTCACGCAGCTTGACATCGTGACGCACGGCTGGCAACCGGGAGAGCTCATCATCCTCGCGGCGCGTCCGTCTGTCGGCAAGTCGGCTCTTGCGCTCGCGATGTCGCTGAACATGACGCTTGACGCTCGGAAGCAGGTCGCCTACTTTTCGCTCGAAATGAGCAGACAGCAGCTCATCTCCCGCGCACTAGCCAACATGACAGGCATCAGCGCGAACATTGTCAGTCATCCGGCGGAGCGCCAGCAAAGCGACTGGGATGCCATCACGGCGCAGAAAGACCGGCTCGCGAAAGCGACGCTGCACCTCTACACGGAGAATATCGACACGCCGCTCAAGATCTACAGCAAAGCGCGGCAGGCGCAGGGGAAATTCGGGCTCGACCTCATCATCATCGACCACATGCATCTCATGACGAGCGGGCGGAAAGGCGACGGCACGAACCGCACGCAGGAGATGAGCTACATCTCGCGCCAGCTCAAGCTCATGGCTATGGAGCTCGATGTCCCTGTCATCTCGCTTGCACAGCTGAACCGCGGCACCGAAGGACGCGACGACAAGCGCCCGCGGCTCTCAGATCTGCGCGACTCTGGCAGCATCGAGCAGGACGCGGACATCGTCATGCTCATGTATCGCGAGAACTACTATCAGCGGCAGCAGACAGACGAAGACATCGTGGAAGTCAACGTCGCGAAACACAGGAACGGCCCGCTCGCCAATATCGCGATGAAATTCCACAAAGAGACGTCGAGATTCGAGAAAATTCCGTATGACGCGCAGTATGTACCGGCTTCATCGGTGCCGGTGTGAAAGGAGTAGACATGGAATACCTGGAGAGAGAATATAAATCCGTGCTCATACATCTGTGCATGGCCTACCGTACCGCAAGCGGCGCAGACATCGACATGGATCTTGTGAAAAAGAAGCATGGCCGCGTCGTCATTGTGTACCTGCATGGTAGGGAGAGCGGCGCGGATGAATACATCAACGTCGAAGGCGACAGCCCGCTTTACATGATTGCCGATGTGACGAAGAAGATGAACGACATTTTGAGGTAATAGGAGGCGGCAACATGGGGCTGAAACCAAGGGCGGTCGTCGTCATCGACATCGAGAGCGGCCATGCCGTCAAGCGGTACGCAAGCATGACGGAGGCGAAGGAGGAAGAGTTCTGCCGATACGAGACGATACGCGACCGCTGCAACCACAAAGTAGACGAGAGCCGCGACTACCGCACGTTCCGCTGGGCGGAGGAGGTGGAGGGGCAATGAATTACTGCGACATCTGCGGTACGCGGGAGCACGTCATGAGATACCGGCGCAAGGACGGCAAGGAATATCATCTCTGCCGTGACTGCGCGCCGATGCTCGCCGATCTCATGCGCGGTACGTGCGCCATTTGTCGCCACGCGCACAAAGGCGATACGCTCTACTATATGCTCGGCAAGAATCTGCAAGTGAGGAAGCCGAACGAGAGCTGCGGGAGGTTTTACCCGGTTCCCGTCAGGAAATGGCTTGCGTAAAACGCCGCGAGACGCGCTGACGTCGGCGGCAAGGGGCGTCCGATGCACCGCGCATATAAGTTTATGCATGGTGCAAAACGGGCGCGCAGAAACGATGGTAGGAGGCTAGAGAAATGTCATGGGCGAGAAAGAGAAAACGGTCTGAGAATATCGACTGGCTTATGCGGCAGACACCGGAACAGAGTGCAAGATACCTCCGGCGGGAGGACGTCTACTACGAAGCACAGCAGGCGGCGAAGGTAAACGTGGCGGCACACAACACGTATGAGAAGCTACGGAAGGAGATCGAGAAGCCAGCCGATGCATATATCCGCGGCGTGGGAGATACGGTCTGCGCGTTTATCGGCTTTCTCCGCGACGGCAAGATTGGTGCGCCGTTCGGCAGGAAGCGGCTGGAGAAATTCATCCACGAGTTCAACGCTTATATGGACGGGCTGCAAGAGGGCAAAGTGAGCGGCGATAACATCGCCGTGGCGCTCAAAGACGAAATCGGCCTGGACGTCTACGCAGAGTTTGCGAAAGCGGACAAAGAGACGCAGGAGGCGAAGAAGTGCAGGAATACAGCATCATGATTCCCGGCGACGCCGTGCCGCAGGGGCGTCCGCGCGTTGTGCGGATCGGCGGGCGGACCATCGCCTATGATCCGCCGAAGAGCAAAGCGTACAAGGCGCGCGTCCGGCAGTACGCCGCAAGGAACGCGCCGAAAGAACCGCTGGAAGGCAAGGTTACGCTAGAAGTCAGGATTTACCGTAGCGTGCCGAAGTCATGGAGCAAGAAGAAACATGATGCTGCATACGCCGGGCTGATCTGGCCGACGACGAAGCCGGACATATCAAACATCGTCAAGGGCATCGAGGACGCACTCAACGGCATCTGGTACAAGGACGATTCACAGATCGTCCACGAGTACAGCATGAAGCAGTACGCGAGAGAGCCGGGCGTGATTGTGAAAATGCGGGGAGGGAACGAGGATGAGCAAATGGTACACCGACAAAATCAAAGCCGTCGCGCCAGAGCTACTGGACGGCGACAAATATGACGTCTTGGAACATATCACGTCCCGTACTGCAAACTCTATGATGAGGGGCAAAGACGGATTGGCTGCATTTTGTGTCCGTATGCGCGGAAAGCTCAAAAAATAGCCGATATGGAGCGCTGGCCGCGATATGTCAAACTCTATGAGATGGCATTTCGGCGGATGATTGATAAGCGCTGGGAGGATGGTCTAAAATGCAATACCTGGAAAACGGGAAAAGATGTTATGAAATGGTGGCTCGGCGAGCAGGCAAAGCCGGATGACGGTGGCAATATCAGCTTGTACGGCTTGAGACTGGGCGAAACTGATACGTGAGGGAGGCTGTGACTATGGAAACTTGCAATAGAAACGGCAACTGCATCGACGATATGCCGACGTATGCAAAAGAACAACTTGAATACCTTGAAGAGAAAGAAGAGCTGATGAAGATGGAAAAAGAAAAGCAGATGGTCGCGAAATACAAACGGGCGCTCTTTTATGCGGCGCGTGATTGCTCAATTGTAATGACTAATTGCGGTAAATGCAGGTGTAAGGACTCGTGTGAGTGCAATCCCGGCACGATAGGTTGTAGTTTTGCACTTGAGGATAAGTGGAAACACGATGCGGGGATAAAAGATAATCAGTGCACTAAAGATAATCAGCGCGCTGATGACGCTCCGGCGTATCCGCAGGACACCGAAGAGGACGAATACCGCTACATCGATGCCGGATGGTTGGAGGCGGTCGCGCGCGGGCTCACGGCAGGCGCCGAGAAGCACCCGGGGGAGACATGGCGGCAAATCCCACCCGAGGAGCACGCCGCCCGCGCCATGCGTCACCTGAATCTCTATCGCGCCGGTGACCGCAAGGACACGCATCTCATCAACGCGGCGATGAGATGCATGATGGCCTACGTGACGGAGAAAGCCAGGGGAGAGGGACAGGCGTGATGAATATGTTCGTCAAGACGACGTGGAGAGATCGGAATTTTGTAAGGAAACAGGAGGACTGACACAAGCGGAGCTTGCAAAGAAAACCAGCTTGTCACGGTCTTACATAGGAGACATTGAAAAAGACCGCTACAATCCAAGCGTCGCGACGCTACGGGCTATAGCAGATGCTACCGGCGTACCTGTCGAGTCCATCTTAGGGAACGCCGCTCAGCCGCCCGCGCAGAAAGAGGATCGTGAGCACAAGCACCTACAAAATCTTTTGTCGGATCCGCATCTCCGCCGGATTTTGGAGTCCAGTGGTCAGCGGAGTGAAAGTTCACTGCAAGAAGTCCAGAATTTCATTGACTTCCAGTTGGGGAAGAAGAAGCAATGATTCTTGTTGTACGAAAATGTACGAAAAATATATTGTATAAGCCGCATGATAAGGGTATAGTATCCATATATAAAGATGATTGTACGAATTTATGGAGAGGAGTACCTTTATGAAGGCTGCTTTGATAGAGAATCTGATCACTGCGCATTGTTCCGGTGATGAGCGTCGTTTTGCCGACGCCCTGCAGGAACTTGTCGAGGATGAAACCAAAAAAGGCAACACACCGACTGCTGCTAGACTACGCAAGGCCTATACACAAGAGAGAGATTCGCCTCAATCGTCGGAACCTAGACACTTTTTCAACAGTTCGGCATTGCCTTCTCCGACCACCATGGCTGCGCCCCGCGATAAGGACAGCCTACTAGAGCTATACGAGGTCCTCACCCCATCCGCTTCCCTGGATGATGTTGTGCTGCCGGATAACCAGAAGCAGGCCCTGACACAGTTTATTGCGGAGCAGGAACATGCAGAGACACTGCTGAAGCATAACATACCGCCCGCTAACCGCATACTGCTCTGTGGCCCTCCTGGCTGCGGCAAGACCATGACTGCGATGGCCATCAGCAATGCTCTGCATCTGCCGATGGCCTATGTTCGCCTGGACGGGCTTGTTTCCTCCTACCTCGGCCAGACGAGCACGAATCTGCGGAAGGTCTTTGATTCCGTTCGCTCACAGCGAGTCGTGCTATTCCTGGACGAGTTTGATGCCATCGCCAAGAAGCGTGATGATGCCCACGAACTCGGCGAACTGAAGCGTGTTGTGACGACGCTGCTACAGAATTTCGATAGTCTCCCAGCGAACGTCATTCTTCTGGCGGCCACCAATCATGAGCAGCTTCTCGATCCAGCCATCTGGCGCCGGTTTAATTTTACACTCAGACTGACGCCGCCATCTCTGCCGCAACGCAAGCAACTCATCGAGAAAGAGCTGGCCAAGTATCATGTCGGCTCAAAAGTCAACGCTACCACGCTGGCAAAGATTACGGACGGCATGAGCGGCGCACGCATCGACGAACTGATACGTGAGGCCGCAAAGAGCTACTTGCTGAAGGGGTGCATCAGCACTCCTGATATCGTGAAGCTCCTCATAAAACAGCAAACGCACTTCTCGGAGAGTAGTGATGACTCGATGCGTGAAATATGCCGCTTGCTTGACAGCGGGGTTTCGCTGCGGACTGCCGCGTCTGCTCTCGGCATATCTCATAGTACGCTCGAGTACCGGGTACAAAAATACAGAGGGATGAAGCATGACGGATAAGAAGAACCATCTCTGGATACCAGAGCAAGAAATCAAGCATATCGATAAAACGCCAACTGGCCGTGGAAATGATTACCCCGTACAGCCCCATGAACACGGAGAAAAACTGTCTCGCGGGTTGCGGGACATCATGAAGTTCTTCCAGCATATCCAATCCCCCGGTCCACTCGACGAGAAGGATCTCATCGCCTTCCAGGTATTGTTGCAGGACAAAGAAGATTTCTCCGTGCAACGGAAGCTGATTGAGAGTGAGGGGCTGACCATCAACGCGGTAAAGAACCGGCGTCAGGCTGTAGTGTCGGCCCCGAGAAGCGTCTTTGCGAATCTGCAAAAGCGTGTGGATCGTTATCGTGACAAGGGCATAAAAAAGGATTTGGTTCGAGAAAGACGAATTGACACCAGAAGTTATGGATTTTGAGTGTATACGTATCTGAGGAGGTAAAACCATGAGACAGAGCGCATGTGAGCTAGTACGCAAAGGCGAAGTAAAGACCAAAGGCTACGCACTGGATTCGATTAAGACAACTAGCGGCAGAAAAATCTATCTGTGCGGGGGAAGGTATGATGCAATGACGGACTATACGTTACCTGAGTGCCACAGATGCCCGCTGTTCGTCAATCGGTATACATTTGTTGACGAGAGGGAGCTTGCAGAAAATGGCATTTTGCGGCCAGAAGAGCATATCGTAATTGAGGAGTGATTGAAAGGATGGGGAAGAATGACCGTTAAAGATTTGTATAAGTGGGCAGAAAAACATAACGCTCTCGATACAGAATGGAAAAGGTGGTGATTAAGCAAAATGGAACCGATTATTTCTCCAGCATGGTTTTAGGATTCGGCGCGGGAATTCTCGGCCATTCATGACCGAGATGAAAGCGCCGTCGTCCACTTGGCTTATGCACGGCAAAGCACTGTGTGTGGCTATAAAAAACAATGAATCCCGAGGCTTCGGCTTCGGGACATATGAACTGCGAAGATCTTTGACAAGACATGATCTTGTCCGAGCAGAGTCTTGGAGTGTTGCCTGTCATACGCCTTCGCAACGTATGACAGACAAAAAGTTCCAAGCCCTAAGTCATGAAGGCTCAGGCATTGTTGGTTCTTCGGAATCTACGATGCTCGGCCATTTATGACCGAGTAGTTCACCTGATTCACGCGCTAACCTTTACAGATGTTTTCTCAAGGTCAACGCTCGCCGGGTAATCCGGCTTTTTCTTTGCACGCGGCCTGGATAAAGGCCGCCATGCTCATGCCGCGAATGGCGGCTGCTTTCTTAATTTTTGCTTTCGTGCCCTTCGGGGCGCGGAACGATATCTGCTCGTAGTTTTCGGTTAACCATTTTCGGTTAGCTTTTTTTTGACTTTCTAGCATTTTGATTTTCCTCCCACTCTTCTATGAGCGGCTTGTACAGTCGCTCCTCTGCTGCTTTTCGCGCCGCCGCGGCTTCCTCTATCGTGTCAAAGTAGCCGAGCTCAAATTTTTGTCCTCTGAATCCTATATTTGCCCGGTATTTTTCACGGCGCGTACTATACGACACGCCGCGAATCCCTGTACTGCTGCGACTTGTCGCCTTATGGGCTTTAAGATGGTTAATATCCGTCCCGCGATAAAGTTTCGGCGCGCGCGACTTTATCGCGGTCTTTTTCAGCTCGCAGCCGCAAGAAATAATGTCACCGCTCAGAAGATGACTTTTGTTTATCTCTTTTACGTTCCCACAATCGCAACGGCATAACACGCGGCGATAGCCCAGCTCTTTCAGTACGACGAGTTTTCCGAAACGTTGACCGGTTACATCTTTTATCAAGTCGCGACGCGCGTGACGTCTCACGCAAGCCCCGCAAGACCGTGCAAGACCGCGCTTGACATTGGATTTATTAAATTCCTTCTCCCTGCCGCAGTCGCACCGGCAGAGAATCCGACCGCCGCCGAGCTCTTTGAGCACGACGAGCTTTCCGAAACGTTGACCCGTCAGGTCATCTCGTATCATTCTTATCATCTCCGTACCAGAAAGAGCGGCCATCACGACCGCCCTTATCCTTAGTCTCAGAAGCCATAGACTTCTGAGACATCCATCAGTTCCACATCCTCGACGCCATCGAGGCTCTTGAGAATCATCGTCCCATCCTTCGGCGTAAGAGTGATGCGCTCTTTGCCGTATTCATAGCTATCAATGACGCTGACCTCAATCCCGTCGATTTCTACATTATAGAGATCGTAATTACGATCTCCGATTTTGCGGCCGTCGATTGCTTCTACGTTTTCAACGGCTTCTATGATTTCCTCTTTGGTCATTTTGATTACCTTCCTTTCTTTGTTTTCCCTCTTTCTGATTATATTATACTGCTTGCAGTATATAAAGTCAAGAGTTTTCAAAAAAATTGAGACAGGGCATATGCGAAAGTGACGGCGGAGCATCGGCGTGATAAAATAGACATAGCAAATCAAAGGAGGGGACGCCATGCCGGACGGGCACAATGACTATCTGATACTGACGAGGGAATATCTCAAAGGCTACAAGCGGCTCACGGAGATGCGTAGGGGCTGGATCGCAGAGATAGGCGACACAGAGCGCGAGCTTGCGTCCGTTCCGGTCGCCGTCTCGAAGTACGGCGATGAGCCTGGCGGTGGCTCAGGCGAATCCTCGCCGACGGAACGCCTCGCCGCCCGCCGCATGGCACTTCGGGAGCGGTACGGGATGCGAGAGAAAGATGTCGCGGAGATCGCACGGCTCGAAGCACTCCTACGCCAGGCGTTCGCGGCGCTCGGAGAAGAGGACGCGCGCATCCTCAAGTCGCACTACATCAACGGCGCAACGTGGTACGACATCGGCGATGAGCTCGGATACTCGTACCAAGGCATCCGGAAAAAGGGCAGCCGCGCCCTGCACAACCTCGCGCAGTACATCTTTGGTCTAAAAGCCGCCCGCCCGCAGCAGATTGTCCTCGTTGTCTAACTGTTGATAACTTGTTTATAAGTTCCGGCGCGGTGCGTGTCACAAAGAGTATCAATTTACACGCGCCGGATGTGCTATTATGATAGCGTAAGGATTTCGGGGAGAGCCCGGAGCGACCGCCGTATGTAGAATAACATGCTGATTCGGCATAAGAATCACCTCTTTTATATTTGATCCGATAAGGGCTAGTCAAGATGGCTAGCCTTTTTTCATGCGTAGAATGGAGGATTAAGAATGCAGGAAAAAGCGAAACAGATCGTCGTTGACTACTTCAACGCACGAGTAGATAAGACGGACAAGCAGAAAATCTCGGTCGATGATGTGTATGTCGTGTGGTTTTGCAAGACGCTTCAGAATTGGAAAGCGCTTCTCAGCACGACGGTGCCGGACGGCATGTACTACGAGCTGACGTACAATGGCGATAAGCATGAGACGTATGTCGATGTGTACCGCAAATGGGAAAACATAATGGTTGCCGACGAATGAGCGAAGATATGACGATACTGTCGCTGATTTCGCTGACAACTATCTGCGTAGCTGCTGCGACAGCGGCGATTATTGCGATGTAGGAGGATGTGAGATGGAATGAAGTACAGAAAGAGGCCTGTCGTGATTGAAGCGTACCAGACGGATAAAGAGATGGTCATCCATACGCTGGAAGGCGACCATCACGCGTCGGTAGGTGATTACATCATCACTGGTGTACACGGTGAGCAGTATCCGTGCAAGCCGGACATCTTCGCAGAAACGTATGAGCCGGTGGAGGATGTGAGATGAATGAGCAGCAAGAAAGTGGGTAGGCGCGGAAAGTACGAGGATTGGCTTACTGAGGACGGCCTGCTTAAGGTGCAGGGATGGGCGCGCGACGGGCTCAGCAATGAGCAGATTGCGCATAATATGGGAGTGAGCGCGAAAACGCTTTGCGAATGGCAGAATCGCTTCGGTGAATTTCGTAATGCGATTAAAAAGGGCAAAGAAGTTGTCGATCGCGAAGTCGAAAATGCTTTGCTCAAACGCGCAATGGGCTATGAGTACGACGAAGTCACAGAGGAGCCGGTCGAAGACAAGGAGACTGGCGAAGTGCAGATGCGCGTGACGAAGCGCGTGACGAAGCAGATTGCGCCCGATGTTACAGCGCAGATATTCTGGCTCAAGAATCGCAAGCCGGACGAGTTCCGCGATAAGCGTGATGTGGAGCTCTCAGGTAAGGTAGACCTCGGCAGTATCATCGAGAAGGCAAGAGGGCGGGCAGATGAGTAAGACGTTTGCTGATCTAGTCGCTTTCCTCGCCGGATTCTCGCATGATCCGTACAAATTCGTGATGGCGGCTTTCCCCTGGGGCGAAAAAGGAACAGAGCTAGAGCGGATGAGTGGGCCGGACAAGTGGCAGAAAGATGTACTCGATGACATACGCGACGGGCTGAAAGACACGTCTACGGTCATCCGCGAAGCCGTGGCGTCAGGAAATGGCATTGGCAAGAGCGCCCTTGTGTCATGGATAATCATCTGGGCGATGGCTACACACGAGGATACGCGCGGCGTCGTCACTGCTAATACGGAAGCACAGCTGAGGGCCAAGACGTGGGCGGAGCTGTCGAAGTGGTATCGCCTCTTCATTGCCAAAGATATGTTTACGCTGACAGCGACGTCGATTTTCTGCGTGCAGGATGGTCATGAGCGGACTTGGCGTATTGATGCTATCCCGTGGAGTAAGGATAATCCGGAGGCTTTTGCTGGGTTGCACAATCAGGGAAAGCGGATTTTGATGCTCTTTGACGAAGCATCGGCTATCTATGACGAGATTTGGAATGTCGCAGAGGGCGCTATGACTGATGCGGATACAGAAATCATCTGGTGCGCGTTTGGCAATCCGACCCGCCCGCAGGGCAAGTTCTACGAGTGCTTCCATGGCGCAAAAGCTATGTGGCACACACGGCAGATTGACTCGCGGCGTGTGGCAATCAGCAATAAGCAGCAGCTCAAAGAGTGGGAAGAGCAGTACGGCGAGGACAGCGACTTCTTTAAGGTCCATGTGCGCGGGATATTTCCCTCTGCGAGTGACAATCAGCTTATATCGCGTCAGCTTGTAGACGTCGCACTGAGGCGGGAGCTGGATCAGAAGCTCTATCATTTCGCGCCGGTTATTATCGGCGTAGACCCGGCATGGACGGGCGGCGATATGCTGGCTATCGTCATGCGGCAGGGCTTGTACAGTAAGGTGCTGGAACTGCTGCCAAAGAATGATAATGATTTGGCGGTCGGGCGGAAGATAGCACGATACCAGGACGATTACGGAGCCACGGCGGTTTTTATCGATATGGGCTATGGTACGGGTATTTACTCAGTGGGCCGCGACATGGGGCGCACAGGCTGGCGGCTGGTGTCATTCGCTGAGGCGGCTGACGGCGAGGAGTACGCGAATAAGCGGGCGGAGATGTGGGCTGAGGTCAAGAAGTGGCTCGAGGATGGAGGCTCTATCGATAATGATGGGCTGGCTGATGAGCTGACAGGACCGGAGGCGTATATTAATCGCAAGGGAAAGCTACAGCTTGAGAGCAAGGATGACATGAAGAAACGAGGGCTGGCGTCGCCGAACATGGCGGATGCGCTGGCCTTGACGTTCGCATTCCCGGTCCATATCGATGGGAATCACAATGCAAAGTACCGCAGAGCGCGCAGGAGCGGCAAGCTCAGGCGTGTAGGTACGCTGTGAATGGACAAATACGGGGCGATATGCCGAAAAATACGAGATTTTACTTTACTAAAGTTTTGTGCATGGGGGTGAGATAATGAATCAAAACGACGCGGCGCAGTTTGATGCGGCGCAGAATGCAGCACAGCGGCAAGCGCAGATGCAACAGGCGGCGGCAATGGCTCCGCAGGGCGTCGGGCTGTCGGTCAATAACGGCTACGGCTTGCATGATATCGTCTATCCCGTGCCGCGGGACGAGGAAGCCGAGGATATCTCGCTGGATACGCTTTCGCAGGAAGAGATTGATAAGATCATGCGGGCGTACAAGAACGGCAAGCAGGCTGCGGACAACTACTACCGGGCGACTGTCGAGCCGAAGATTATCCGGCGCTTGAAGCTCTATCGAGCAGACAAAGAGCTGTATAAGAAGAAGTTCCCGTCGCTCTCGGAGCTCAACAATTGGGTGTCGAAAGATATCAAGACGACGATTGACTGGATTCTGCCGAATCTGATTGAAGTGTTTAGCGCAAATGACTCGCCGGTCGATATCGTCGGGCAGTCTGTCGAGGACGACGATAATGCGAAGCTCTTGCAGGAAGTCATCAATTACTTCGTCACGAAGAAGAACAATTTCTTCACTTTCATCGCGACGTTGGCAAAAGACGGACTTGTCACGAATTTCGGCTGCGCGAAAGTATATTGGAATCGCGACGAGGACCGAAAACCGATGCAGGTGCTTGCTGACGCGCAGATGATGCAGATGCTTGCGATCGAGCAGCAAAACGGGCGAATCGAAATCACGGATTTGAAGCAGGCTGACCCGCAGGGCGACTTGCTTATCGTCTCGTTTGACGTGATTGTTGTAAAGAGCAATGCTCCGGTGCTTGAGAATCTTTCGCCGTCGGAGCTGCGCTTCACGCACGAGACGCGCGACCTGCACGACGCGAAGTTCGTGGCACAGCGAAAGATCGTCAAGGGCGATTATCTCAAGCGCAAAGAAATCGAGGGCGTCTATAGCAATATCGACAAGGCGCTCTCACAAGGCGACAATGGTTCCGCCCGCTGGACGACTCTCGATATCGAGCACGACAAAGAGCTGACGAACATCAATGACTTCTTGAGTGACGGCGATACGGCATCACGCGAATACGAGCTGTATGAAGCGTATCTCAAGGTAGATTACAACAACGACGGCATCATGGAGCATGTCATTGTGCACGCCGTGGGCGACACACCGCTCAAGATTCAGACGAACACGTTTGAAATGCCGCCGTTCTTCGTGTTCTCGCCGGAGTATGAGCCGTATTCCATCTTCAACGAGACAGGATTTGCGGAAGAGTGGGAGCAGCTGCAAGACCTCAAGACAGCGCTTGTCCGTCAGATCATCATCGCAACGGCGAAGAACTGCCGGGGGCAGAAGTTTGTCAACGAGCAGTCCGTGGATATGGACGCGATGATTGACGGCGAAGAGTTCGTTCCGACGGAAGGAGACCCGTCAGCGGCGATCCTCTTTCCGCCTAGTGTGCCGACAGACCCGAATGCGATGACGCTCATCCAGTACGCACAGAACGAACTGGAGAGTCAGTCTGGCTCGACGCGGTATAATCAGGGCCTTGATAGCAACTCGCTCAATATGACGGCTACAGGCATCAGCGCTATCATGGGTGCGGCAGACAAGAAAATCAAGATGATTGCAAGGTTCCTCGCGGAGACAGCATGGATCCCGATTGTGAAGTTCTTGATTCTTCTTTGCCAGAAGTTCATCGACGACGGGCAGGTCGTTCGCTTGCTCAATCAGAACGTTGTGATCCGGCGCGAACAACTGAACCTCGACTATGATCTTGTGGTCAATGTCGGGCAGGGCGTAGGCACGAAGGAAGCGGAGATTCAGTATCTGATGGTGCTGATTCAGCAGCTCTACCCGACACTCCAGCAGGTCGGTATCGTCAATGCGACGAGCTGGTATAAAGTCACGAAGGAGCTTCTTGAGCGCATGGGGATCCGCTCGACGGCGAAGTTCTTGCTGGACCCGGAGTCGCAGGAGTTCCAGCAAATGCAGGCACAGGCCGCACAGGCACAGCAGGCGGCAGAGCAGAAGCAGGATGCGCTCACACAGGCGCAGCTGCAGCTTAAAGAGCAGGACATCAAGGCGAAGCAGCTTGCGAAACTCTCGGCTCGCTTCTCTGAGCTGCCGATTGACGCGCAGATTCAAGCATTGCAGCAGCTCGGCATTACGACGACGCCGCAGAGCTTTGCGAATAAAGCTGTCGAGGATACGCAGAGAGCTATCGTAGACCACTTCACGAGCGGCGCGGGAGGTGCGATCTATGGAAAGTGAGACAGCACAGGAGCGAAAGTTGCGGCTCACGCATGAAGCACAGAAAGGCCGCGAAGCAGAGGAACTGTTGGTGAAGTTCGGCGACACGTGGATCACGAAAGCGGGCAAAAAAAATCTGCGTGATTTGCTGAGAGCTGAGACAGCAGAAGACCTTTTGCGCGTACAAGCAAACTATCGCGCGGCTACTGACATCTACGGAAAGCTCAAGATGGCGGTAAGGAAAGGCAAAAAAGCGGCGGAAACGCTGCATGAGGAGGCAATGAGGAATGGATAATGAAATGACAACGGGCGGCGCTCCGGCACCGGACACAGCACCAGCGACGGAGACGCCCAGTGTGCCGGATACTGCATCATCGTCTGACGCGGCAAGTGATCAGTCGAGCAGTTCGCCGCAGGCCGAAGAAAAGCACGTGCCTGATGCGGCAATCCAGGTAGATCCTGAGACTGGCCACCGCAGGGTCGTGTTCCCGTCTGAGGGGCAGGCACAGCCCACACAGGCGCAGGCACCGCAGGAGACAACACCACAGGAGTCACAGGCACCGCAGCAGTACAGTGCCGGTGATATCGTGCAGCTCGTTGCGACGGGACAGCAGATTGATCCGGCGCGTGTGCCGCAGGAGCTGCAGGGCTATGCAGCGGCTATCCAGCAGCAGCGCATCAACGCGGCACAGATGCAGATGATGCAGATGCAGCAGGCACAGCAGGCACAGAAGGCACAACAGGCACAGAATGCACCGACGCAGCCACAGCCACAGCCGACCGCCGAGCAGGTTGCGCAGGAGCAGAAGACACGGGCGGCTGTCTACGAGCAGATTACACAGCTTGCCGAAAAGAAGGCTTGTGAAGACTTAGGCGTGACGAAAGAGGAGCTTGAGGACGCCGAGTATTCGGACGACGAAGCTCTTCAAAAGAAGGCACAGGCGTTTGAAGCAGCAGTTCGTTTCAACACGCAGGCTATCTCTAGTGAGATTATGCGTCAGCGGGCGGTGCAGGCACAGCAGATGCAAGCTGCGCAGCGTGAGACGCAGGAGACCATGCAGGCCATCTTGCCGAAGTGGAACGAGTACAAGCAGGATCCGCATTACAACGACATCGACAATATGATGGGCGAGTTCTACAAGACCCTGCCATTCGAAGAGGGCGCAAAGGTGAAGCAGTCTATCGACCGTTTCCTTGCGGGCCGCCCGGTAAAAGCCGACGTCGATACCCTCGACAACTACTATAAGAAGACGAAGGAAGCGTACTACGCGAAGGCTACGGGCGTCAGCACGACACCGCAGCCGGTACAGAAAGCAAAGCCGCCGCGCGTAGAGCAGCCAGGGCAGCACGGTACGACGGCGCCACAGAAGGTTGACTGGACAAAGATGCGCGGTATGACGCCGCGCCAGCGCTCCCAGTTTCTACAGACCTATCTCCGATAATATCCGTGGCCACGGTATTATAAAAAGTCAACGATCTATTATACGAGGTGAAAGCACATGGCAAACAACCCGATTGTCAATACCTCTACGTCGCAGTCTGTAACGTATGAGGCAGAAGGTGAGAAGGAAGATTTTTCCCCGATCATCACGAACATCGACCCAGACCACAACTTCTTTTTGCGTGAGTTCCCGACCGAAGAGGACGCGACGCAGCTGAACTTCAACTGGCTCACTGAATCGCTCAAGCCGCCGAAGGTCAATGCCCATCTTGAGATGGAGGATTACAAGACGGATAAGGTTGGCTCGCTCGACCGCCTGAACAACACGGTGCAGTTCTTCCAGACGACCGGACGCGTTTCTGACGCACAGCGCAAGACGGCGAAGGAGTACAATCAGCAGGATGAGTTCCCGCGTCAGAAAGAGCTTGCGTTCAAGCAGATGGCACGCGATATGGAGTATGCCATCGCAATGAATACGGAATCCCGCCTTGAGTCCGGCTACACTCCGGCAAAGACGGGCGGCGTCCCGTTCTTCCTTCAGGAAGAGAAAATGCCCGTCACGTTCGACTCTACGGCCAATATGGTCACGACGAGCGAGGCGCACAAGCTCAATACGGGCGATTTCGTGTACTTCTTTGCAGGCGATAAGGCGACGCTCCCGAAGAATCTTGTTGCGAACCGTGAGTACTACGTCCGTAAGAAGTCCGATACGACGTTCGATCTGTTCTATTCGCTCGACGAAGCACTGGCTGCTGACAGCGCTGAAGCTACGTCCGCGGACACTGGCAAGGTCATCGCGCTCGGCTCGGCTGGCACTGGCAGTCTCTATCTGCTCAAGAACAACGTTGTTGACGGTGCAGGCGCGGCCTTCACAGAGGACAACATCAACGACGTCATGGAGATGTGCTACAAGCGCGGCGGCGATCCGACGATTGCCGTCATGAGCGCTTCCAACAAGCGCCGGTTCTCGAAAATCATTACTGGCGACGCGCAGAAACGCCGCGACCAGAAAGACAAGAGCGTCACGGCTATCACGGATACGTACATTTCCGATTTCGGCACGATTACGGCACAGGTCCATCGTCAGTACAGAAACGACCGCATCGATTTCCTCGATATGAATTATTGGGGCATCAAATACTTCAACCGCCCGCATGAGGTTTCTGGCCTTGCTAAGAAGGGCACGTATGAGGAGTTCGTACTCGAAGCATCGTTCGGCGTCAAAGGCACACAGCCAAAGGCGTCCGGTTCTATCGTCAATCTGCCGGCCTGATAAAAAAGGCGAGGGACTTTTTCGGAAGTCCCTTTTTTTTATTGGAGGTGACGATGTGATACAGAAGCAGGAACTATACGAGACGGATGACGGCAAGGTCCGCATACGCAACACGATTGACATCTCGCAGGCCATTGCGATGGCTAAAGATGTGTCAGAGCACCGGGCACGCGGCAAGAACATGGTCCCACTCGGTTATATCCCGCCGGAGTACTGGAGTTTCGACCCGTGGCTGCTGGAAGCAAAGCGGGCGCGGGCGGCTGGAGACAAGCACGAGTATCAGAAATACGTCATGAAGTTCTTCCGGCTGCATCCTGAGTTCGCCGTGATCCAGAGCGCGAAGTATTGGAGTGGTGCATGATGGAAGCAATCAAGGTCCTGAGGGCAGTACGCCAGAAGGAGCAGGACAACGACGAGGTCAAGTACAGTGACTATGATATTGTCTCGGCGATCAACGAGGCAATCCGGTATCTCAATGTCAGCCTAGTCCACAAGGACAGCGAGTTCTTGCGCAAATCAAAGGACTACGACGAGCGCGAGATGAACGTGGCCATCGATGCGGAAAATGAAGCGAATCAGGATGTGGAAGGATCCGAGCCGAAAGAGCACGAGGATTTCGCACGCAAGGGCGTAGAGCTTCCGGACGGCTATTTGTCGCTTGTGTCGGTGCAGAGGAGCAGTGATTACTATGACCTGTACCCGGCTACGTCGCTTGCTCATCTCAACGAAAAGAGTTACGTCCTCTTTGGCGGGCGGCTTTACGTCAAGCATCGCGGATTCCGTCTGAACTATATGGGGGCTGTGCCGGAGATCAAGGACGTGGAGAAGGATACGATCGAGCTTCCCGATGTGTTCTTCGATCTGCTTGTCAAGATGACGCGGCTCGTGCTCAATAACGGCGATGCAGACACACTGACGCAGGCGGTCTCGGCGGCGGTTGATTCGCTCATCCCGCGCCGCAGGCTGTCCAATATGCGCTCGAGTATGCCGTTCTGGATGTGAGGTGAGAGGATGCAGGTAGAAGAAGCGATTGCAAAGCTGAAAGCGGCAGGGCATGACATTTCAGATGAGTATTCAACGGATGACTGCATCGGCTTTCTCAATACGGCAGTGCAGGAAATCTGCCATCAGCTTGCCGCGGGCAAGTCGCCGCAAATGGTGCAGGAGATTACGCTGCATGACAGCGAGAGCCTGCCGGTGGATTACATCGTTTCATGCGGCAACTATCCCATCAAGACAACGGGCCAGACGGTGACATTCGTAGACCCGAGCATCGATGTGCTGCGGTTCCGCTACTTCGCGACAAAGCCGCAGATCGTGGATGCGACGGGAGATATGCCGTTTACGCATGAGGTGCTGAATGATATCGCGGTGCGGCTGGCAACTATCCTCGCGCTCAATCAGAATGAGTACGATGTATCGCAGGACAAGGCACTTCTCGACGAGGTGCGGCAGGCGGTAGCACAGGGTATGGGCGGGTGAAAGAGGTGAGAGCGTGGCAGAAGATAAACCAAGTGTACTAAAGGTCCCGGCACTCCCCAATGTCGTCAAGGGGGATGGACGGTATCTTATGACACTGCTGCGGCAGTTCCTTTCAGACACTGCCCGTGAAGTGAATCTTGCCAATGGATTCACCGCGGAGGAAATTCAATCCGAAGGTACGGGGACAGTTCCCACGGTAAAAAATTTCCATTTGACTTTTGATCGGCTGGGCGGATTGCTGACATGGGATCATACGAGTAAGATTTCCGACCTTGCTTATTATGAGATTCGCACCGACAAGAACGTAGGCAGTGACAGTGGATTGTTGGAGCGAACGAGGGAGAATACGTCGACGAAACTTCCGCTGACTTACGTCGGCCGCGTTTACTGCTTTGTGGTGCTGCGCGATGGCGAGGGAAGCAGTGGGGCAGAAATCCGCTATACCAAAGCGCGGCCAAGTGCGCCCGAGGATTTGGCCATGACAAAGGACCAGCAGGGGACGCTGCTTTCTTTCCTGGCTATCCCATTGGATTGCCTCGGGGCGAATGTGTACATCAATGAGACAAAATATCCGGTTACGGATAATATCTTCCTGTATACGGGCAGCGAGATCATCAAGACGGTACGCGTCGCGTATTATGACCAGTTCGGGGAAGGCGAGAGCACAACGATTTATTGTATTCTGCCGGATGTAGAAAATTTTATTGTCGAGCGCAACGATTCACAACTGTACTTTTACTGGGATGCGGTTCCGGTTCATGGCGTTCATTACGTGGTAAAGGTTGGGACGACGCCGGACTGGGATAAGGCGCTGACTGTATTCGACACGCCGGACAATAAGCACCGGTTCATCTATCCGAATGTCGGTGACTACTACATGCTTATCAAGGCGGTGGATGAGCACAATAACTACTCGCAGAACGCCGCTTATGTTTTTTTGACGAATCAAAAGGATGAGCATAAGAACGTTATTATCGAGTTGGAACAGAAAGCATCAGCATACAACGGAACGAAAATCGGTATGTACTATGATGCCGCCGGTGAGCAGTTGAAGCTGGATAAGGAGGTTACCCACGGCGAATATCTTATCGATGTGGAGCTCCCGCAAAAATACCGGGCGCGCAACTGGCTTGACTATGCCTGTATCGGGCAGACGAATGAGTCTATATGCCTTGATGATATGAATTGGGCGTGGGACAGTATCGAGGCGTCACGAACGGTGTGGAACGGCACAGTAGGTGATCTGAAAGGCGTGTCGGTCAGTCAGGAAATCGCAAGGTATGTTGGAGTCGGCGAGGATGTTCTGGCCAGTGCGCCGCTTAATGGTTCATTGGAGAGCGCGAAGGGAAACGGCCCATCTGATTTTCATAACACGGTATACGCCCAAGGGCGCTGGCATAGTGGGTTGGTGGTTTCAGATACGATGCGGTTGGCCTATAGCTGCCGTGTGCCGCGGGTGTTTTCTTTATCCTTCAACCTGACGGTTAAGCAAGGGTTTACAGATGTAATGATTGCTACCATGAAAGGAGATTCCGGCTGGCTGGTGCTGGGATATGACGCACGGGAGAAGTGCTTTTATCTGCGCGGCAGTGATGGAGCAACGATACGGACTGGCTGGTCTGTGCCGCCAAATGGGCGGGAATGGTATACGGTGGCTATCAGTCAAGGCGAAGAAGAACGTGCATTATATGCACATTCTCTTAACTATAACGTGACGGTGAGCGGGAGTGTGAAGGCCGATCCTATTGGTACGTTCTCCGCCGTTTATTTTTATCCAAAATTGTGAGGTAAGAGAATATGGAACAGAAACTGAAACTCAAAGGGACACATATTGGCGTACTCAGGCATTCTGACGGAACGGTTGAGGTGAACCGCAAGGATAATCTTATCTTAAACGTAGGGTTTGATTTTATCGCTGATGCGATCGGCAAAGCGGATGGACGGCCGGGCTGTATGGCTTATACGGCTGTCGGCACGGGGACAACGGCGGCGGATGCAGCACAGACTGGGCTTGTCATGGAGCTTGCACGAAAGCCTGCTGTGTATGCTCATACGGCGGGAACGAAGGTGTTTACGTTTACGACGAAGTTCGAAGCTGGTGAGGCGACGGGAGCAATCACAGAAGCGGGTATTTGCAATGCAGCATCCGGCGGCACATTCCTCGACCGGGTGACATTCGGCGTGATCAACAAAGGGAAGGACGATACCTATGAGTCGCATTTTCAATTTACGCTCTCGTAAGAGGTGATGCGAGATGGCAACGACAGCAACGCGGGTGTCGTTTCATACGTGGAACACAGCTAGTGGTATGTGGGAATCAAGCATTCGGTCCTGGGATGATTTTGGCCCCTATTCTTATGTGCGTGCAGACGACGAGAGGATTCATGCTGGGGCGGATTTGCAACAGGCTGTATGTCATAGACTTCGGGAAGGATTGCATGTAAGTGATGCGGCTTCACGGCGATTCTATAAGACCTGTATGGAGCATATCGAACCGCTGGAAGTATATTGGGATTATATCAGCTATATCTTTCGGGTTGTGGAGACTGTCCGCCTGAATAGTTTCCATGGTAAGACGTATCAAAAGGACGTCTCGGAAGTTTTCTCAATGGCAGATGATAGAACAGCAGTATTTCAGAAGCTGACACGGGCAGATGTTCAATGCCTCGACACGGCACTAAGGAAAGCTGGCTTTCATCGGTCTGTGACCGAAACAATTCTGACAGCACCCGGTGAAAAGAACAGTGCTGGTTTGTTTTTTGCGGAAGCTGTCGGTATTGATGGGAGTCGAAAGGGAACTGTTTCTCCCATTCTGTCGGAGCCTTTGGCCTGTGTGGATAGTCAGTCTCATGAAGCTTTGATATGGCGGCTTTTCTCCGAACTGACGGGTGTGATGGAATCAAGTCAAAACCATACCGGTGGCCGGTATAACGAACAGGCTGCTATGGATGATCGGTTTTTGAAGGCTGTTGATGGGATCCTTGAGGAGATCACCATTCATGACCACGAAATGACGAGCGCTGATTTTAAGCGACTGGTCAATCAGCCGATTGGATATGAGCCGTTCATACCCTATGTCGTTGGCGAATACGAGTATCAGAAAGCGCTTGTTAGGCTTGCCGTGTCACCTGGCTCGTTCGGTGCAGAACCGGCAGTATACAACGTTGTTGTGCATGTTGATATCGATGATACAGTGGATCGGGGGACGGCGGTCATAACGGATACAAGCGCAGCGACTACGGTAAGGTTCTCGAAGCACTATTACACGAAGCCGGAGGTCACGGTCACACTACGCGGGGGAAACACGTCAGACGGTGCCATCCTTCCGAATGTGGTAGATATCGATAAGGACTCGTTCAAAGTGGAATTGTTGAAATCCGATGGGACACGGGCCAAGGGGACGGTTATATGGAATGCCGTCGGGTATTAAGAAGGTGAAACCATGCAGAAGTATAAAGAAATCAATGGGAACGATTATGTTAAGGACTCTCGTACGACAATCAACGAGACGATGCAGTCCATTCAGAGCATGAACAGCGGCACAGCGTTCCCAACGACAAATCTGTTCGAAGGGATGAAGTGCTATAGAACAGACCTTAAAAAGACATACACACTGACGAATGTAAGCACGAAAACATGGGAAGAAGATAAGCACGCAACGCTCGCGGATATGGCAACGAAGCTGGCGAAGGCCATCACCGTTGCATTGGGCGGAAAGGCGTCCGGTTCTGTCTCTTTCGATGGGTCGGGAAATGTCACCATCAATGTCACGAAAGTACAGGCAGACTCCTGTACGGGCAACAGTGCAAGCGCATCGAAAGTTCCTTGGAGCGGAGTGACAGGCAAACCGGCAACCTATCCGCCAGGTGCGCATAATCACGATAGCGCCTATCCGTCGGTCACTGGTGCGCGCGCATCAGGAACGTGGGGTATCAATATTACCGGAAGTTCGCATCAGGTTTCTATGAATTTGGGTGGTACAAGTGCCGATGCTCCGATCTATGCTTCAATGGCCGATAGTGATATGTTTCGGTTGCTTGTTGGTGGCACTGCAAGTAACCGCGGATATGCTGCTTTGGATACAGCAGACGATGGAAACGAGCCGATTTATGTGCGTCAGTGGACTGGCGTTTTCCAAAACTGCATAAGGACTGCGACGCTTTTGGATGGCAGCGGGAATACTGCATTCCCCGGAACGGTTTCAGCCCCTATATTCAGTGGCAATTTGAACGGAACTGCCTCTTCGGCATCGAGCGTACCGTGGAGCGGGGTGACGGGAAAACCGTCAACGTTTGCACCTGCGGCCCACTCACATAGTTGGGACGCGACAACGGGAAAGCCGGGCGGTATTGTCAAGGTTGCCAGCTGGGATGGCTCGACGCTGAGTCTTACGACGGCTACTTGACGGAGGTGCTTTG